CTATCTAGCAGAGGATGAGTTAGAGTTTACTGAACTTGATATAAATTATTTAGATGTAAACTTTCTTGAAGACTTGTTAGACATTATACAAGATGTAAACGAACTTGACCAGACTGAAACAATATTAAAAGCTGACCTAGATTTAAAAGGAACAGCTATGGGTTTTGATTCTAACACACAAATTAATACTTTTGCTACAGATAATATCATAACTTTCTTACGAACATTAGAAGATACTATAAGATTAGATTTAGATAAGACAGGTTCTTATACTGTTATCCTTGTACAAAATGGAAAGAGTACACAAATTATAGTAAATGGTGGAAGTTCTTCAACAATAACTATAAAACAGGGCGATTAAAGAAAATTGACCTCACCAGATGCTCTGTATTGCATTTTCTGACCATACCTAATACGATAAGTATCGGAAGACCAATTATTTAATACAGAGCTTCTCCGTGCCTCTGAGAGGATTTAGCTATTTTTAACCAGAAATTTTAATCTTTTTTGGTTTTTCGCTGTCTGGTATGTTTTTTTCTAACATAATTCGTAGAATACCATCAGACATTGTAGCTTTTTTAACTTCCACATGTTCTGCAAGAGCAAACGATTTGTAAAACTCTCTATTAGAAATACCTTTGTGAAGAAATTCTGCTTTAGTTATTCCTGTTTTATCTTCATTAGATACAGAAACAGTTAAAGTATTATCTTTTATCTCAATATCAACATCAGATTTTTTAAATCCTGCTATTGCTATTCTAATAATATACTTATCATCTTCTTTAAGAATATCATAAGGTGGATAGTTTGATTGAGGGATTGATGCTCTTTGTAATGTATTAAAGATTTCATCAAACCCAACCGAGAATGGGCTGAACTGCCCGAATGCTTTTAGATTTGTCATATTAACTCCTTTATAAAGCAAGTTATTGAGTGCCGACCTTTCGCACACCCTTATTTATATTATAGTGTCTATTCTAAATTTGTCAAGTCTATTGTGTAAATTTTTATAGCTTTTGATTTACCTTTAACTTTGATAGGTTTTAACTTAACAAGTTTAATATCTGTTTGTAGTGCTGTGTTTTCTGCTATCACTATATCTTCTCCTACTTCTTTACAACTTGACTCCATTCTAGCTGCAAGATTAACAGCATCTCCAATAGCAGTATAATCAAACCTTGTATCACTACCCATGTTACCAATGACAGCATCCCCACTATTAATACCTATACCTATATCAATACCAAGATTAGCTTCTGCCATTTGTTTTTTAATTTCTATAGCTGTAAGTATGGCTCGGTCTTCATGCATATCTAAATCTAAAGGAGCATTAAAGATTGCCATCATAGCATCTCCAATATATTTGTCAACCATACCACCATACTTTTTAACTGCATTAGCTTGGATAGTTAATGCCTTGTTCATAATCTCTGTTACTTTTTCTGGTTCTAATTTTTCTGATAGTGAAGTAAACCCCCTTACATCTGTAAAAAGAAAAGAACAATTCTTTCTTTCTCCACCAAGTTTTAAAGAGTCAGGATTATCTTGTAATTGTTTTACTTGTCTTGGGTCAAGATAATGTTCAAACTGTTTTTTTATTTGTTGTCTAAGTTTGTATTGAGTTCTAAAATTTAAATAGAATTGTTGTGAAGCAATAAGTGTCATACTTGTCATACTCCAAGTAACATCAATTAAAAAACCTCGTGAAATAAAATAGTAACCTAGCCCAGCTATCAATGTAATCAATGTTCCTGCCGATATTAATCCCAATGTTATACCAAAACGATTTATTACAAAAGCGATTAATAGTCCTGAAATGCATAATATAAATAACTCCACAAATAATCTATAGTCTGGTATGAACGGAGAGTCAATCAAAATACTTTCTGCAAGGGCAGCCTGTATCTTGTGAGGTTCTAATAGCCCATTTGGCGTGGCTAAAGTTGGCATTACCCCCTCTGCAGTAACACCTATGAATACAAACTTACCTGCAACATTCATTTCTTCAAGTGTAGTTTCTTTTGTATCAACCCATGAAATCCATTTACGACCAAGACTATCTGTTGATATTGGGTTAAGTCCTCTAACTCTTATTTGTTCTATACCATTGTCGTTTGTTTTTATTTGATAGGTTTTAGCATCAACTAAAGTTTTTAATACTTCAGTTCCAAAAGATGCAACCCAACCATCAGGAGTTTGTTGAAGTAAAGGTATTCTTCTTACTAAGTTATCTACATCCACCGGAGCAGAAACAGAACCTTGAGCAGAAACTTCTTGAAGTTCTGGTATATTCTGTAAAAATCCTTTTGCTACTGGTAAGTTTACATCTGGTCCTAGTATAACTGTACCATGTGTCTTAGGATATTCTCCATTATTAAACTCTGGCATAGCTAATACACTAGGAGCATAACTTAACATTTGTGCAAATATTTCATCTCCACCAAACCTATCTTTTTGAGGAAACAAAATAACCCAACCAACCCCTAGACTACCTGCATTAATTAAATTTCTTTGTATCTCTGCTAAGTCTTGTCTAGGAAAAGGATAGCCTCCTCTAGCTTGTACATCTTCTTCTGTAATATTTAAAATTACAAAGTTACCTGATGGTTCAGGAGTTTGTACAAAAGCATCAAAGGTTTTTAACCTCATTGTTTCTAAAGGAGTAACATTAAACAGTAAAGGTAATGTTAATAATCCTAATAATAAACTAGCCCATTTCATTCTTTCATTATCCTAGCATTTAGATTAGCTTCTATATGATTGTGTATTTCATCTAATTTAACTGTACCCTCTCTCATAACAGTTTGTAATGTTGCATATTCCTCATCAGTAAAATAAGGTTTAAGTTCTTTAATATCAGTTGAAACTCTTTCAGTAATAAGTTTACCTGCTCTATTGTAAAGAACTTTATATCCTAGTAATACAGCTTCTTTTTTATTCATTGACATCACTAAAGGTTATGTTATCTTGTCTTCCTCTTAATCCTGCTTTCATATAAGTAGTAGCACGACCCTCAAAAAAGTTTTGATGTTCTACTCCTGTAACTTCATCAAGCCAACCCAAAGGATTTTCTCTTTGGTCATAATTAGTTTTAAGACCTAACTGTAATAATCTTCTATCAGCTATATATCTATTGTAAGCATACATATCTTTTTTAGTTAGTCCTTGTATGTCTCCCATTTCAAATACCAAATCAAGAAACTTATCTTCAAGTTCTACCATTTGTCTACAAATATCATACAGTTCTTTCTTAAAATCATCTGTCCATATATCTACATTTTCTTTTATAAACTCTCTAAATAATTTAGTCATAGCTTCTACATGTAAAGACTCATCACGAATAGAATAGGTTACTATCTGACCCATGCCTTTCATCTTTCCAAATCTAGGAAAGTTTAATAAGATTGCAAAGCTACTGAATAATTGTAGTCCTTCTGTAAAAGCAGAATAAACAGCAAGAGTTTTAGCTATAGTTTTTTTATCAGACTTAGTAGGTTTAAAGTTAGAAACATAATCATGTTTATCTGACATCTCTTCGTAGTCAGCAAAAGCTTTGTACTCTATATCAGGCATACCAACAGTATCAAGTAGTAAGCTATAAGCGTGTTGATGTATAGATTCCATGTTAGCAAAAGATGACATCATCATTCTTGCTTCTGGCTTTTTAAATGTACGCATGTACTTATCAATGTACCCACTAGCTACATCTACATCTGATTGAGTAAACAATCTAAATATTTGTGTAAGTAAATTCTTTTCTTTGTCTGTAAGTTCTTGCCAATCCTTTACATCTGTATGTAATGGTACAGACTCTGGCATCCAATGCATTTGATTCTGTAATACATAGTAATCAAACATCCATGGATATTCAAATGGTTTATAATAATCTCTATTGCCCAACAAACTCATATCTATTCTCCTTTAATAATTTTAAATTTTCTGTTGCCTCTGCATACTCTTCAAATAATTTAGCTACAGTATCAACTGTATTAGGATGGTCAGCTACACCAACACATTCTCTAAAATACATTTGAAGATTACATAAAGCTTCTGATTGTTCAGCTTTATATCTATCATACAAAGCATCATATAGTTTTTCTTTTATCATACTACCCCTCACAGGCTATACATTCCACATCATCTAACTTGATTCTTGGAACTTTAATGTTTACATTTTCTACATTTCTAGCTGCGTTAGACCTAAAGTAGTAGAGTGATTTAAGTTTATTCATACCATACCAATGCACATCGTTTACATACTGCATATAATCATCATGTATGTCTTGACCTTCAGTTGCTTTTGGTAAAGTAAAAAATAAGTTTACAGATTGTGCTTGACATATAAACTGTTGTCGTTGATATGCATGTTCCACAATCCATATTTGATTTATTTCATTTGCTGTTTTAAATATTTCTTTTTCTTCATCAGTAAGTATATCTAAATGCTGTACTGACCCATCTTTGATTGCTATATCTTTCCATGTTTCTTCTAACTCTTTTGCTTTTAATCCTTTTGTTTTGAGAACTTTTTCAAGATATTTGTTTTTAACTTGATAGCTACCTGACAAAGTTTTATGAGTATAGCAGTTAGCTCTATAAGGCTCGATACTAGGAGAAGTGCCACTACATATAATCCCACTACTAGCGTTAGGAGCAACAGCAAGTAAGTTAGCATTTCTACGATTTGAACCGTGTATGTCAGGAGCTTCGCCCCTGTTGATAGACAACTCTTTAGTAGCTTGTAAAGCTTTTGATTTAATGTATGTGAAAGCTGTGTGATTAAACCCAGTTGCGAAAATTCCCTCAAAAGGTATGTTCCTAGATTGTAGATATGCGTGAAAACCCATTGCACCCAATCCGAGACTTCTTTCTCGATATGCCGAATAGGCAGATTTAGTATATCCTTCTTTGCCTTCTCTAACATAGTTTTGAAAGCGTTTAAAATTTGCATTATATCCTCCTAATTGTGATGTATCTACTGCGTTTTCTATATAATGTTCTATAACATTGTCAAGCATTGTTATTAAATCTTTAATAAAGTCATCTTCTTTTGACCATTTATCAAAGTGTTCTAAATTTACAGATGATAAACAACATACTGCTGTTCTTTCTTCATTAGTCGGTAATGTTATTTCGGAACATAAGTTGCTTTGTTTAATCTCAAGACCTAAATCTTTTTGTTCTTTTGGTAAATGTTTATTACAAGTATCTATATTTACCATGTATGGTTCGCCTGTTTCTGCTCTTGCATGTATAATCTGCCACCATAAATCTCTAGCATTAATTACTTTAACAGCTTCATTAGTTTTAGGGTCAATCAATCTCCAGTCTTCATCATTTTTTACAGCTTCTAAAAATGCATCTGTTATATTTACTCCATTGTGTAAGTTAAGACATTTACGGTTTATGTCTCCACCAGATTCTTTACGCATATTTATAAACTCTTCAATCTCTGGATGACTTATATCCATGTATGCAGCATAAGAACCTCTTCTAGTTGTGCCTTGATTAAAGGCTAACATCTGAGAATCTACTACATGCATGAATGGAATTGAACCAGTAGAACGACTGCCATGAGTAGTAGAAATACCGTTGCTCCTAATATCGCCCCAATATCCACCAATGCCTCCACCTGAACTTGCCAACCAAATGTTCTCATCGTAGTGATTAGATAAACCGTGGCGACTGTCAGGAACATAATTAAGGAAACAAGAGATAGGTAACCCACGACTCGTTCCCCCGTTACTAAGTA